ACCTATAGAGCACCAGGAGCAATGGTTGGTGAAGCGTTAGCTGCTCGTCAATGGGCAGTTGCACGTTCAGTATCAACAAACTTAACAGACACAGTGGGGGTTCTCAATGCGATTGCGGGTACGACTGACACTAATCGTCTTGATTACAGTGGCGTATGTAACCTCATCGCTGGTACTTTTCAACTACCTGCAGCGCAAGCTCTCAGAGCGGTGTCATCTTGAGTGCTAAATACAATTTGGTTTGTGACCAAGCCACTACATTTAATTTTCAGTTCCAGATTCTCAATAACCAGACTCCTTTGAACCTAACTGGTTACACAGGAACTATGACAGTGCGCCCATTTGTGGGTGCATCTACTACAACCGTAGTGGCAACTACTGCCAATGGTCTGATGGTTTTTGATTCAGCTAATGGAAGAGTTACTGTAACAATAAGTGCTACCACCACTGGTGCAATTGCAGCAGGTCGTTACTCATACGATCTAGTTCTTGACTCTGGTGCAACAGTTACTCGATACCTTGAAGGTAAGTTTATTGTGACAGGAGCGGTAACACAGTGACCACAATAATTGTTATTGAAAACATTACGCCACAAGTAGCGGTAGAATTTTCACAAGATCAAGGACCACAAGGTGGTCAAGGTGTAACTGGCTCAACTGGCCCAACAGGACCTACTGGTGCTACGGGAGCAACGGGTGCGACAGGACCTACAGGATTAACTGGCCCAACTGGGCCAACAGGTACGACAGGAGCAACAGGTGTTACAGGAGATACTGGACCGACTGGGCCGACAGGTACCACGGGTGCTACTGGAGTTACAGGGGCCACAGGACCTACAGGTCCAACGGGCGATACGGGAGCAACAGGTCCAACAGGACCTGCTGGCGCTACAGGAGTCACGGGAGCTACTGGACCTACGGGACCAGTTGGTGCAACTGGAACAACAGGAGTCACAGGTGCGACAGGACCTGCGGGAGCGACTGGCCCACAAGGTGCCACAGGAGTAACAGGTGTTACAGGAGATATCGGTCCAACAGGTGCGTTAGGTGCCACAGGGCCAGCAGGTGCAACAGGTCCTACAGGACCAGTTGGCGCAACTGGTGCTACTGGTCCAACTGGTGCTACAGGTGCCGATGGTGGATCAGCCAACTATTACGATTACAGAACAAACACAAGTGCCACATCTGGTAATCCTGGAACTGGCGATTTGTTATGGAACAACGCTACACAGATTTCTGCTACACAAATTAACATCAATCATCTCAACGATGATGGTGTAGATATTGATATCTTCTTGGCTTTGATTAAGACCAGTGATGTTATCTTTGTACAAGACAAGAACAACTCTGGCAATTATCAAAAGTGGACAGTATCTGCCACGCCAACAATACAAGTTGATTACATTGAGATTCCAGTAACCCTATCTACATCTGCGGGAACTGGTACAACAAATTTTTCTAATAACCATCCAATTATTGTGGCTATTATATCAACTGGTGTCGTAGGACCTACAGGTGCCACAGGACCCGTTGGTGCCACAGGTGCCACAGGACCACAAGGAGTTACAGGCGATGCAGGCGCTACGGGCGCTACAGGCCCTACAGGGCCTATTGGAGCTACAGGAACGCAAGGAGTAACTGGAGATGTTGGACCTACTGGTGTTACTGGTGCCACTGGTCCTGTCGGGGCTACTGGTCCTGCTGGCACAAATGGAGCAACGGGACCTACTGGTCCCACAGGTCCAACAGGTACCACTGGAGCAACTGGTCCAACAGGTGCGACTGGAGCGACAGGCCCAGGAGCAGATGCCATCCCCGTAGCCTTATTCTTGGGTGGTATGTAGACTCCTCGTATGAGATTCCACGTTATCAGCCTGCCCCATACACAGACAACTAAAGAGTACGTCAACTGTGCTTATACCGAAAAAGTTAGACGCTTTTGTATGATGATGAAAGGGTTAGGCCACACGGTCTATCTCTATGCTAGTGAAGATAACGAAGCACCAGTAGATGAGTTAATTACCTGCATTACTAAAGAGCAACAGCAAGAGGCTCTAGCAGGTAAGCACTTTACAGAAGCTGAGTTTAATAACGAACTACCACACTGGCAGATCTTTAATGGCAAGGCTATTGAAGAGTTAGGCAAGCGCCTAGAGAAGAAAGATTTTATCTGTCTTATCGGTGGTGCATCACAAGAACCTATTGCTAAGGCTTATCCTAATCATATCAGCGTAGAGTTTGGTGTTGGTTACGGTGGAGTATTTAGTAAGTTTAAGGTCTTTGAATCATACGCTTGGATGCACAGCATCTATGCAATGTTTAAGAACCCTACGCTAGTAGATGGTAACTTCTATGATGCGGTTATACCTGGTTACTTAGAACCAGAGATGTTTCCGCTACAGAAAAAGAAAGAAGATTACTACCTATACGTTGGACGTATGGTAGATCGTAAAGGCATTATCGTTGCTCAGCACGTTTGTAAAGAACTTGGCTTGAAGCTAATAATGGCAGGACCTGGTAAAGACCCAAAGATTGAGTATGGCGAATGGGTAGGACCAGTTGGTCCACAAGAACGAGCAAAGTTAATGGGTGGGGCAATTGCCCTATTTGCACCAACGCTATACATAGAACCTTTTGGTAACGTAGTTATCGAAGCACAGACCTGTGGGACTCCAACGATTACCACAGACTGGGGAGCATTCACAGAAACTAATCCTAATGGAGTTACTGGATATCGTTGCAGAAATGCAATGGAGTTTGCAGTAGCTACAGAGTGGGTTAAAGATTTAGACCCAGTAGCAATACATAAGAGAGCAGTAGCGTTGTACTCACTAGATGCTATAGCACCACAATACGAACAATACTTTGCACGACTGCTAACTCTATGGGGAGATGGCTGGTATGAGAGGAAATAATGCCAACGTTAAATGAGATGGTTGATGAAGTACGGGCTAACCTGCAAGGCTACGCCCTGCGTCAAGACCGCATTACTTATGTTGCAAACCCTGCTGGTCTAACCACCACTAGCACTGCTATCACTGTCGGATCTAGTAATAACCTTGCTAAAGGTGTTATTGAGATTGACGATGAACTAATCTGGATTGACTCCTTTACTACAGCAAACAACGTTCTTAACGTTATACCAGGCTTTGGCCGTGGCTATCAGGGAACAACTGCAGCACCACACGCCCAGTACGCACAAGTAACTTTATCTCCTACCTTTCCTCGCAGCACAATCAAAAAGGCTATCAACGACACAATCAATAGCTTCTATCCTAAGCTCTGGATAGCACAGCCTTACACCTTTACCTTTAACGCATCTCAGACTACATACCCACTGCCTGATGATTGCGAAGATGTCTTGTTTATCTCTTGGCAGACAACAGGTTCTAGCCAAGAATGGTTACCAGTTAATCGCTGGCGCTTAGATGGTATGGCAAACTCTGCCACCTTTAATACACAGAATACAATTAACATCTATGAAAACGTACAACCTGGTCGTACTATTCAAGTTTGGTATACAGCCACGCCCAACACTCTTGACGCAAATACAGATGATTTTGCTGACGTTACTGGCCTACCAGATTCTTGTAAGGATGTTGTCATACTCGGAGCATCATACAAGTTACTGTCTTACCTTGACGCTGGACGAATCAATCTCTCTAGTGCTGAGGCCGATCTAAACGATTCTAAACTCCCATCATCTGCAGGCGTAGCTGCCTCTCGTTATATCTTTGCCTTGTTCCAACAACGACTCAATGAAGAAGCGTTGAAGTTGGCTGACAAGTACCCAATCCGTATTCACTACACCCGTTAAGGAAAACCAATGACTAGCAAATTCTCCTCTACTAGCGTAGCCACTACGCTGCAAAATGCTATCACCACAGTTGGTGCTACTAGTATGGTGGTATCAACAGGAACAGGCACTGCCCTAATGGGTGGTGTCACCCTGGCCTCTGGCAACGTAGATGTTTTTACAGTTGCTATTGACGTTGACACCATTAACGAAGAGGTTGTCTTCATTACTAACCAAACAAGCGATACAATGACCATTGTGCGTGGGCAAGCTGGTACCTCAGCAGTAACACATACTGCAGGTGCAAGCGTAAAGCACGTACTTACATCCTATGATTTAACCAATTTTGAAGATGGACTAACTGAAAGTTCAGACGGACTTATTGGTAGTTTTCTTCTTATGGGTGGGTAAACAACCAAACACTACAGTAAAGGAAAAAGAATAAATGGCAACAAATTACAAGGTGCTTGGTCAATCAAACCCAGCAGCTACTACAGCAACATCACTGTATACAGTGCCTGCGGCAACGCAATCAATCATATCTACAGTCACAGTCTGTAACCAAGCAGCAACTGCTGGAACCTACCGTATAGCGGTACGTGTAGCAGGAGCAACACTGGCAGCAGCACAGTACGTAGTCTATGACGCATCACTGTCTGCAAATTCTACAGATACAATAACCTTGGGAATTACCTTGGGCGCTACAGACGTTGTTACTGTATACGCATCCACTGCTAACTTCTCATTCAGCGCCTTCGGAACGGAGCTTTCATAATATGGCTATAGGAAGAATCCCAGAACCAGGGACTGGTATCCCTGAATCTATCATTGCAGCTAAGGGTGATCTACTCACCGGTACAGCCAACGACACCCCAGCAGTCCTCAGCGTAGGCGCAAACGGCACCACACTCGTAGCGGATTCTGCTGCAGCAACAGGACTCAAATGGGCTACGCCAACAGCAACATCAGGACCAGCATTTAGAGCGCACACAAATGCGCAGCAAACAATTCCAGCAAATACTTTTACCAAAATTACATTTGCTACAGAATCATTTGATACAGACGGCTGCTTTGCATCAAATAGATTTACACCAACTAAGGCTGGATATTATTTCTTCCAATGGACTTTGGATTTATCGGGAATTACCACTCGCTCAATTCAATTTTATCTAAATGGGGCAGATTGTGGAAACATCTTTTTTAACGCCACAACTACTCACACAGATATGACAAACACAAACTTTATTTATATGAATGGCACAACCGACTATATGGAGGTTTATGCTTATTGCGGTGCTTCAGTAGTTGTTGAGAATGGAACTGTAGATAGTTACTTTAGTGGATTTTGGGTGAGGAGTTAATATGACAATTATAGAAACAATTTACGAGGCTTATCCTGAGTTAGAAGGCACAGACCTTTACTATACTCACGGAATCAAATTGCAAGACGATTCAGACGGCGTAGGCGTTTATGTCGCTGAGTGGGGCTATTCCAAGCCGTTGCCTGCTGGGCTAAAGCTAGGCAAGTAACCTAAGATTAGCCCTGCCTGTTAAGGCAGGGCATAATCTTGGGGGATTGTGCTAGAGGCCTAGTGCCTTTGGATCAATACCAAGAGCAGTAAGTTTAGCAATGGCATCTTCTTTGGCTTGTTTCACCGCTTTGGCTTCGGCTAACTCAGCAGCAATTTGGGCTTCTTTTTTCAATCTTGCATCTGCCCACTCTGAAATTGTTGTTTCATAATCGTCTGCCGATAGTTGTGTGTAGCCCTGCTCATCACTACCAGTTTGCAAAGTTGGATATTCTGCTTTTAGTAGTTGTATCATTTCTTCTTTTGTTGTCATTATTTCGCCAATCCATAGACTGCTATTGTGCCAGTAACATTTCCAGTTGCCGCTTTAAATAAAATACCTGTATAAGTTCTTGCAGTATCAATCATTCCACCAAAAGTAGCAGTTCTCACGCCCTCAGTTGCCCCTGAGCCATACCATTTAGGTCTTACACTTGTGTTACCAACTTTGTTAAAATATAAAATCGCGCTTGTTGTTTGTCCAGCATCTCCACCTGCGCCAGTCAGTTGATATTCACTTGCGGCAGACATTTGAGTAAGAATAAAAGATGTTGAATTGAAAGGCAACTCGTAAGAGCTGCCGTAATAAAGTGATGTTTGTGTCGTTGGTCCAGCGTACCTTAGTTGAAATTGTAAATCTCCGCCATTTGTTCCATCAGTAAATGATTCAATCATTACTAAATAACTTTCATAGGTTGATGTAAAAATGCCGTCAAAAGTTGTGCCAGTATTCGCAACGCTAGTAAAACTTTGTCGTGTAACGAGAGTCATTGCGCCACTTGAAGGCGTAGCCCACTTCAAGCCTGTGGCTTGAGCAGAATCCGCTACAAAACAGTAGCTCTACAGAACAATCTCAGAGGATTGTGCTTAGGACAGCAACAATCGTGCTTCGTCGGCTGTGATCCCTAGCTTGGCTAGAAGGGCTGCTTTGTCGGCTTTGGCCTTAGAATCTTGCTCGGCTTTCCAAGCATCGTATTGAGCAAAACCTGCCTCAAACTCTTCTTTAGTTATTACCGCAGGTTTGCCTAACCAATTTATAGAATCGTAATCATTTTCGTAAATTACCCACTCTTTATTAGGGCAAAGCATTTCCAAAACTTTATATCCACTTGTCACTTTAGGCTCCTATTTCTAATAAAACAATACTTGAGATGCTTCCGTTTTCTTGAACGCGTACAGTTTTTGTGGCTACTGTACTCCTAAACTCTAGTGTGTAAGTTGTGCTAGAAGTGGTACTAGGACTATCTAAATATGTTCCAGCATAAGACAGCATCATTTCTAAAGTGCTTCTTGTAAATCCTAAATCAGCAGATGTTAATAATGCGGTAGCGCCTCTCACCAGTCTAACTTTTATTGCGCCGCTTGAATCACTTGTTCCATTAAAAGTTCCATCTACTAGAAAAATTACTAAAATCTTACTGGTAGTTGCACTTGGCGTTATTGAAGCAGTTAAGCCTGTTGTTGCAAAAGTAGTCGAAGTTGAAGTTGCAACAGTTCCATAAGTGGCACTAACTACCTGCAAGACTTTGCCACCACCTGAAGCAGTAGCCCACTTCAGGCCAGTAGCCGTGGCGCTATCCGCTACGATACTGGAAATAGGGATTGTGCAAGTTCTGGCATAATCTGTTTTCGATAGTGTGAGCGTGTAGAATAATCCTAAATCAAAAGTATTGACAATAGAACAATTGACTGACTAGGTTACCGACTATGGAACTAACACCACTAGAAACAATTAAAGAGAAACTGCAAGACCGCTATGAGACACAGGGCTTTTCAATGGCCCTGTTTAGAAATGATTACAACCTGATTGTCCGCCTTGGGGTACACCCTGAGCTGGCAACTGTTGAAGATCTGCAAAGACTTGTAATGAGCGTTAAGGCTAATTCAACTAAGGGAACCTACGCAGCAAGGGTCAGAAGTATCTTCAAAGCCCTGCGTAAGATGGGCCTGATTACTAATACCGCAGACCTAGACCTGCCTATAGTACGAAAGAGGCGTGGGTTACCACACCCATTGACTCCAGGTGAGGCTGAACTACTAATGACTAAGGCTGATTTGCCTATGAGGGATTGGTTTGTCATAGGCTGTAAAGCGGGCCTACGGGCTATGGAAGTAGCTGGACTTCGTGGGGTAGACCTTGAGAAGCAAGACGATGGATACATCCTTAGAGTGGCAGGCAAGGGCGGTACAGACCTATCTGTGCCAGTAGCACCAACAGTTGCTCACGTTATTTTGAAGCACGAAACTAGCGGCAAGATATGGTCAGTAACACCTAACGCTTTGACCAAGCTCTGTTCAGCAGAGATGAAGCGTTTGGGTATACCTAAGAAGACCTTTCACGCCTGTCGCCATTACTTTGCTACTAATATGCTAGAGAAATCTGGCGGTGATTTGCTTGCAGTAAGAGACTTAATGCGACATTCATCAGTAGCAACAACACAGGTATACACACAACTTGCTAGTGGTCGCACCAGATCGTTAGTTAACCTTTTAGATTAAGGAGAATAGATGCCATACGGCGATGATATTACCGAGGGAATACCCTATGTACTATCCAATCCTTCTAGCTCTGCCACTTATGCAGCGACAGGCGAGGCCTACGATGTTGCCGTTGCGGGTTTGCCGTTCTTTCTTTTTAACTCTGATGATGCACCCTATCGCCGTGTAACGGCTCAGTATCGCAAGCAACAGATTGACCAGACACGTGAGGCTGGAGAACAGACCCTGACTGGTTGGTGGCTACGAAGCCAATCATCTTTTCACTTTGGTGCTGGTATTAAGTTCTTTGAACCACAGCAGGAAGAGTCGCTACGCTTCCAGTACACAGAGTCTAAGGGCTTAGATGTCTGGACTAGAGGACAGGCTACCCTGCTCTATGACACAGCCAGTTTCTATGCTGGTGCTGCACCTGCCCAGTTGATCGGTGTTAACGATGGCACCAATGACTGCATCTTTGTAACAGATGGCACTGCACTCAAGAAGATTACAACTGGTGGTACCAATACAACTATCTCTCAGGCTGGTACAGCTTCGACTATCTTTAGCCTTACAACTGATGGCTCTAACTATTACTTTATCAATGGCACACACGTTCATAAGGGTTCAGTAGGTGCATCTCCTGCCGATGCTGAGATCTATGCAGCAGCGGCTACAACTAGAGCGACTATTCGCTTTGTTAAGCAACG